ACCTGTACAGCCTGTGTTCTTAAATACTTCATAACCATTATCCCATAGCCAAGTTACTGCATAGTACTCAGCTAAGTCTCCTTTTCTACTATCAGAATGTTTAATGTGTTTCATGTGTCTCCTTATTGTATTGCTTCATTATAAAAAACTGCATAATTAAATATTTTTCTTTCTTTTAAAATAATTGGAAGTAAAAATCTTGTATAAAAATCTTTAATACCTTTTGCTCGATAATGTTTTCTAGGAAATCTCCCGTGCGTAAATGCTGCCCATCGTCCAGTAGTATAAAAGTAACAGAATTTTTTTTCATGTGTATATATCCATAACATTTGTGCTCCGTTTTTTATTTCGTATTTAAGTTGTTTATCTTCTAAGAAAGTAATAACTTGTTCTAAAGTTTGATTAGTATAATGTTTAAGAATAGTTTCTCCTTTCGAATTTGTTCTATCAAATATCCAATTGTATTCTTTTTCCTCAATGTGTTTCACTCCAGTTATCTCCTACTTTGTATTCGCCATCCATAGGACAACGAAGGTTATAATACTCTCCTGCTTTAATGATACAGTCTACTGCCAGTCTACCTACATTTTCAGCAATGTCTTCTCTAACTTCCATCTGCCATTCATCGTGGATGTTAGCTACAAACTTAGCATCGAAGGTGTTTAAACTAATCAAAGAATCTAACATGGCTAGTCCTCGCTTCATAACAATTGCACCACCACCTTGTAATAAAGTGTTGAGAGCAGCGTGCTGTGTGCGAATTAAAAGCTTACGTCCATCTATTCCCTTTAACCAATGCTTCCCTGAAGCTCTTTGTACTTTCTCTCTAAGAGTTTTAAATGATGGATTATTATTAAGGAATTGTTCTCTAAGTCTTTTACCACTCTCTCTGTTTCCTCCAACCACACTCCCAAGTTTTGCATCTCCTGCTCCGTATATAAGTGCATAGATGAATGTCTTTGCCTGATCTCTTGATTCAAGTCCTGCAGCTTTCTGATTAGCGGTGTGTATGTCTCCGTTAATGATTTCATTTATATATTCCTCGTTTTGCATATAGTGTGCAAGCATTCTAAGTTCAAGTCCACTTGCATCTATACCTACTAATTTATATCCTTCCTTAACTGTCCAACATGCTCTGCATTCTACACCATAAGGACTGTGTATGTTAGGAACTTGAGCCATGTTAGGACTTCTATGAGACATCCTGCCTGTAATTGTTCCGTTGGGAATTACGAATCCATGTACTCTCCCATCATCATCCATTGCTTTAATCCAAGAATCAACTTGAGCAATACGCTTCTGATAGAGAAAGTAATCTGCAATTAGTTTTGCTTGTGGTATCTTATCGATCTTGCCAAGTGTAGTCTCGTCTACTATTGGCTGACCAGTAGGAGTAAACTTCTTAGGCTTCCAACCAAACTCCATCAAGTACTCACCAACCTGTTTACGTGAACCAAGATTAAAGTCTTGAAGTTTCCTACGCATAAAAGGTTCTATGTTATTAGTAGGTAATCTTTCTTCGTACTCTTCAGGAGTTAGTCCTGACTTAGATAAGCTTCCATCCTTCTTAAGTTTAGGTATAACTTGTCTGATGTCAACTAACTTAGGTTTAAATTCTTTATGAACTTCATCCTCTGCTCGTTGCATCTTCTCCCTAAGATCAGCCAAAAGTAATTCAGCTTTTTGTAAATCAAATTGAAACCCTGTGTTCTCTTGTGTCTTTATAATATCTGCAACGTTTTGCTCAAGTGCAACACAGTCTTTAGTAAAACCTGATCCTTCTTTTTTTAAGTGCTTGAATAGAACTGTGTTAAGATGTACATCCCTGACACAATAGTCTAACATATCTTTAGAATAGTTTAAGTAATCTTCAAACTCTATCTTCTTAAAGCCTAAACGAAAACCCCACTTCTCTAAACTATGTCCACCTTCTCGTACTGGATTGAATAGTCTTGACATGACAAGCGTATCTACAACTGGCTTATGTCTAAGCTTAACCTTACTAAACTTCTCAACCATAGGTATATCAAAACCTATAATGTTGTGACCGATTAGCTTGTCGGCTTTCTCTAATAGATCATAACCTTCTTGTAACTTATCAGGCGGGAACTTGTAAGTCTCCCCTGAGTCAACGTCTTGTGCTACAATACAATGTATCTTTGTAGCTTTAAGATCGTCTGTCTCTATGTCAAATACTAAATCCATATCTATAACTCCAAGAGTTCATTATCATCATCTTCAAATTGATCTTTAGGAACTTCCCTTAGTCTACCAGTTTCTCTGTCATAAAGCAAGTGACTTGCTAGTCCTACATCACCTGTGTATCTAGACTTCAAGACTCGCATCCTAGTTGTATTAGATTCTTCCATATCATCTGACTGTTGATTCCTTTCAAGTGCAATCACACAATCGCTTAACTGTGCTATGCTTTGTGAACCTCTCAAGTGTGAAAGACTTACCTCGACTCCGTTCTCGTGTCCTTTGTTACCATCAACTCTACGTAAGTGTGATACTAAGATCATACCTACATTTGTTTCTTCAACTATACTTCTCAGTCTAGTCATGATGTTATCAATAGATCTCCGTTCATCACCTTCGGATAATGCAGACACTAACATATGTAAGTGATCTACAACAATCCATTTACAGTCACAGGCAATGATCATGAAACGAATCTTATTAAAGATTTCGTCAATACTATTTGTTCCGAAGTGAGCATGAACCCAAACTCTGTTCTTGTTCTCTCCATCATATAAGATGTCAAAGAACTTATCAATCTCTTCTTGACTAAACTGTTCTCGTTCTTGATCTATATATAATCTAGCGTTAGCTTCTATGGATAAGATACCATCAACAGTTCTTCTCCAATCCTCCTCAAGAGCAATGATTCCTACGTTGCCTGTAGTTTCCTTAATTAACCAATGCTCTAGCTCTCTAGTAACCGAAGACTTACCAAGACCAGTACCACCTGTAAGTGTTAGTAACTCCCCTTGTCTTAATCCATAAAGCTTATCATTCAAACCTTTCCAAGGATATGGAACACTTTCTTTCTGTTCTCTCGTAAAGAATTCTTCTCTAGCTTCTGATACATTAATGACTCCGCTAGGTGTGTAAGTTTTTGCACTCCACCAAGCTTCAACAAACTCTTTGTGTTTGTTCTGTCTGAGCATATCATTAGCATCTTTATATCCTTCCGGTAGCTTCATGATCTTAGCTTTGCTAGGTTGGAATAACATTGCTGCTTTCTTTGCAGCTTCCTGTCCTTGCTTGTCACTATCAAAACATATTACCACATTCTCAAAGCTTTCTAAGAACTCTAAGCTTTCTTTAATGTCTTTGACTGCTCCACTTGAGCCACGCTTAATAGAAACAGAAGCCCATTTACTACCCATTAATTCATAGCAAGCCATCGCATCGCACTCGCCTTCGGTAATGGTTACGTACTTAGCTTTCTGAAATAGTTGTTCTCCAAATAAACCTGTTCCATTAAAGCTACCCATGACCGAGAAGTTTTTATCTCGGACATATCTTACTTTAGTTGCAGACAATTCATGCTTGTTGTAATAAGGATATAAGTGTTGAACGATATCTCCATTAGAACTAAGAACACATTTAACCCCATACTTTTTAGCAGTTGCCTCAGATATTCTGCGGTCTGTTAAAGCCGAGTAGTCTGCTCCATGTGGATTGACTATAGGATTCGATGGTTCTTTCTTCTCTGTCATTGTCTTGCCTTTGGTTGCTTCATCGTAGTTAAGAAAGTAAGTGTCACAACTAAAACATTTAGCCGAGCCATCTGTATTCTTTGCTACGGGGTCGCTTCCACCACACTCAGGGCATGGTAATTTATATTCTGCAAAAGCCATATTGATTTCCTCACGTTATTAAAACTGGATGCTAGTTTTGTCAAGGTCTAGCAACTTGTTAGGCACACTAGTCCGAATCGTCAGACTCAGATAGTTCTTCTTCAACTACTTCAGCATCAGCTACTGCGTTTGCTTTTCGTTGACCTTCTCCATTAACGATCTCAACAATCTTATCAGAGAAAAAGTTTATACCCGCTTGCAACTCTTCCAAGTCCAAGGTTAGGTTTGCTTTCTTCTGATTCAATCGTTGCAGTCTCCCGAAGATTCCTTGTCCTTCTTCAGGCAAGTCCTCCACGTTAATCTGTACATCATCAATAGTTATAAAAGGTTTTATCTCTTCTTCTGTCATACTTAAAACTCCAGATCATCATCAATAGATTCCAACTCGCTACCATCAGAACCTGTGTACTCTACAAGGTCTAACACCTGTACTGCTTGAAGATCAAGTCCTTTGAAGTCTCCAAACTGATTAGATGTTTCCCACTCTCTATATTGTACTCTAACCTTTGATCCATTCCCGACAGATATGTCTAGTGGATTTTTATTAGAGTCCAATAGTTTAGGTACTGCATTAGGAGTACCATCCTTACGTTCAACTTTTCTTTTGAACATAATCTTTTTAACACCATCAGCATCTTTAACTCTAAAGCCACGATTTGAAAAATCGTCCGCAGTCTTATCATCTAAGATCATAGTGATCTGATATTCAGGTGTAAAGGTAGTGTTCGGATTTTTAACTGCCGCCCACTCACATAGTCCTTCAAGTATTGCCATATATTTTCTCCTTTTTTTATTATTAATATTGAAGCTGTTTAAACTGTGAGGTTTTAAGTGAACTTCTAGACCTCAAACTAGAGCCATACTGAATGACATACTTACTAACTTTAGGGTGTATAGTGAGGGCTACATCGTTAGTAGTATAGTTCAAGGGCATTCTATATCTCCCTTAAATATTTTTCTTTAATTAATACTCTCATATATACCTTTATTATAACACAGGTTGATATTAAAAGTCAAATTCTTTTCTGAATTAATTTTAATTTCTTTCTCCACTTTCTTTTAGCATAGACTTCCATAGTTCCATCTGCATATCTAACCTCAAGCACTCCGTTATTTGCATGAAGAGAAGTTACAGAATTTTTTGTAACTTGCTCTGCATACATCTTATGTACGTCATACTCTGTCATTAGTCTGCTACCGGTTTAAGTGTATATACTAATGGGTCCATTCCATCTGCTATAGGTTCAAGGTAGTCTCTAACATCATCATCAGTAGGATAACCAAGAATCTCTAACTCTACAAAGACTTTATAAGTTATAGGAATTCCTACCCACGATGTTACTCTGTCAAAACTAAACTTTCTAAACTCATCTGTAGTATTAACATCTATTCCTTGAAACCCCTTGAAGTCTCCATAAAAACTTTCCGGTTTGATTGTCCTGATTACATCCTGACTCCCATACTTAAACTGTACTACGTTTTGTTTCTTTATAGCTTCAATAACATCTAGTGTTGCTTGTGATACGTCAATCATTTTCCTTGCCCTCTATATTTTTTGTAGGTTTGTTTCTTTCTTTTCGGCATAGTAGAGTAACCTACATTACCTCTTCCTATGTGTGTCTTCTTACCTCTTGAACCTGTTGTAGATTCATGAGCTACTTGTCCTGTACTTGTTCTTATTGCCATACGAAAACTCCTCTTGAATGAAAGTCTACTGCTTCTTTAACTTCTTTTAAAGTTACTGTAGGAGCTATACTATTTCCCTCGCTATCCACTCCTAAGATTAAACCATTGCCTGCTAAAGGTTGAATGCGACCATGAAACCCATCATGATTAGTACCATGATAAATAAAAAATAATGGTTCTTCAACGAATAAACCTTCATCATCTACATAGATGCCATTAGTATTATCAATATTTACTACATCAAAAGTAGCACAGTCAACTAACTTGTAAATATTTTTAAGGGTATCGTCATGCTCTACTTCTTTTATTTCTTTGTTTTTTGTATCAATTAATATTGCTTTCATATATCATTTCTCTGTTGTTGTTTCGCCATGTAATCCAAATCTTGTGACGAGACTGCATCCCTACAATGATCTGATAAGAACTTTATCACTAAGTATTTTATAAAATCATCATCTTTAGAAAAGTCTTCGTTCAAATTAAATTGATCTAATACATATTCAAGACAGTCTTTTTCTAAGTCCGGTCTTGTATGTAACTGCCACACTTCCCCAACTGTCTCGCTAATATATTCTAGCATTTGTTCGTGAAATATATTACTCATTTGGTTAGCTCCTCAATCATTTGTTTTAAGTCTTCAATCTCATTCTTTAATGAATCAATTTCTCTTGATGATTCATCCCGTATATCATTAATAACATCCGTTATATGCTCCATAGCATACCTATGATTATCCTTTTCAGTTTGTTTGTTATTAAGTATATCATTATGCACATCAGCTATTGCATCTGAATACTCAATCACTTCTTCGATATATCTTTTGTTACTATTTAGAAAATTATTTTCCATTGCAGTTGTTTCACTTGCACTCATAAGCTTTTACTCCTCGTTGCCATTCGTTTTTTCAACGTGACTCGTTTGTTATAGAACCCATCTTGCATTAAGTAACAACCAAATGCTATTCCAACAGGTGAAAAGAACATCAGCATTAAAGGGAAACTAAAATCCCTATATGCAAACACCACCAAAATATGAGCCATACCACTTACTAAAAGTAGCGTACTCCCTACACTAAAATTAATCCAATTCATCATAACTTTTCCTCACTTTATAGATTCCTGTTAATTTTTCTTTCTTAGGATGTTCGGAATCTATAACACCCTGAAAGATTTCTTGTTGTACTTTAGCTACTTCGGTAGAGTCTGTCAAGTTTAATATCTTAACATCACTCAACTTAGGTTTCCAAGTCTTCCAATAAATTTTCTCTAACTCACGCACTCGCCACGTCCATTCAACATTAACCCCGTTGTAGTCGTAGCCGAAGATAGGTCTACGCATATTTAAACTCCCACTCTTCATGACAATCTAATTGTTCTAATTCACATTCTAAACAAAGATAGGAGTCCTCAACATTAACACGTCCCTCTTTATCTTCTTTTAATTTTTTGATTTCTTTTTCTGAAAGATATAGATCACAATAAGAACAATCTTTTTTAGGTTTAAAACTTTCATATTTATTTCCTAAACAATAATAAACTTCCAACCAATATTGCCTTTCAAATGTGTAGTCTGAATGATCATTAGCATCCATAGTATTTTGTTCTTCAGGTGCAGCATCTTGATATCTCCGAGTAGTTTCTTCTAGTTCATCAAGATGTGGAAATTTTAAATGTAACTCTGTTAAAGTAATGCTATTCATTAGTTTCTCCTATATCCAACACTTGTAGCCACTACATTTCTCAATAGTTTCACCACACTCATTACAATAACCACCACCCTTAGTACTATCACTCAAACTTATATCACTACCAACCTCTGTATCTAGCCAGTCATTAGTCGGTAGGTTATCTATCTCAGATAGTATACTCTCATGTATTTTATATCTACTCATATTATATTCTTTATTAAGTTTATTATATTATATATTATAATATATTAATATATTTATATATTATACTTTATATATTTATTATATTATATCATGCTATCTTTTAAATAGCAACTGTTATTTTTAAAAAAGTGTGTGACTAAGGTAAGAAGTTCTCTGAGGTATATTCTTACATTTCTTAGGTGGAACACTTAGCCACACTTAACTTTTATTTACTATTAAAACCTAAGTATCTTTTACCAATATTAAATGAGATTCCTTTATTAGTAAATCTTGCACCAAAAGAACGGGTTAGGTTCTTGTGTGTGTTTACTTTGAAAAGTTTTATCCCAAACATACCCACATATATATACTTTTGGTTACGCTCTCTCCTCTTTGTTGCAAAGGGTCTTACATTTACTCTGTTTTTCCCATTGACTACGATTAAAGTTTCTTTCATATTTTTCTCACTATTTTAAACAGTCTTTCATAATTGAGGTGCTGTTTATTTAACCTATCGCAATAGCATTATTAACATCTATCACAAATCCGCTTGTATCTTTTCTAGCTTTTCCTTTAGCTTTGAGTCCTACAATAACTCCTCTTTCGTCCAAAAATCTTAGGTCGTTAGTGTCTCCATTGAAAACCTTAACACCTTTGTAAAACTTTGGCAAGTCCTTTCGAAAGACTGTTGCCACATTCATTCCCTTGTCTAGGG